TTAACGCGTATTTTTCAGCGACTCCTGTGCAAAATACGCTGTTGCTTTTTTTAATATATCTCGCTCAAGGCGAGCTTCATTTAACGCCTTACGCAGTTGCAGAATTTCAGATTCCAGTTCAGCCACCGTGCGGGAACCAGGAGTACCGAGCCCTTTTCTGGCGGCGGTAACCCATTGTCCTAAAGTGCCTTCAGGAAGGGATAATCGGGAAGCGCCTTCACTGATCGAAAGTTGATTTTCAAGAACCGTTCTGACAGCTTCGGCTTTGAACTCTTTAGAGTAACGTTGGGTTTTTCTGCTCATTATTAGCTCCTTCTGATGCCATTCTATTTCAGGAAGGAGTGTCCGTTAAACTCAGGCTACCTCAGGTGCGCAAACCAATGAGCGAAATCGAAATGGTTGCCGCGATGGCTCTTGAAGCCGTTCGTCAGCAAAAACGCCTCGACAAGATGGAAGAAAAAGTCAGTCACGTTACTGAAACTGTCGAACAAATCAAAAGAGGCACCATCCGCGATGGTTATGCAGGCTACCGTCAGCTGGTGGCGGAAACGGGTATGTCAGATGCGAAATGCCGCAATCTGGTGAACATCTATCAAATTCCAACTGATACTCACGAATTTCTTACTCCGGACGGATTGTTGTCACGCCGCGCAATTGTTGCAGTGGAACCGTTTATGGCTGCTTTCCATCGTATGATGAGCGAAGCGGAACCGAGAGGAACTCGTTGGTATCACCCGAAAATGGGGTTGTTCCAGGCGCTGGGCTGGCAGGGGTGACGATGTTTACGGGTAATTTATGCAAGTCCTCAATCGCTGGTTCCGTGACGGAAGGGGGCGTCGTGTTCACGTTATATGCTGGGAGCCTGAAACACAGCGGGTTATTTATCTGCGTGATGGTTATCCATATGAATGTTTCAGCCCGTTGTGGTTGTTCAGGCGTGATTTTGTTGAGTGCGAAGCGCCGCCATAATAACGGCGCGATAATGGAAATTTACACGAAGCGGATCTGGAGTTTTTTCCCTGTTGCGCGTGCAAATTTTTTCAGTGTGGCAAATGATGGTCCGCTGACACCTGAGGCAAGATTGCTTTCCATTCTGGTGATGGCGGTTGCTTTGGTACCCATGCGTTCAGCAACTTCAGCCTGGGTGAGACCAGCTTCTTTGCGTGCGGCCAGCATTTCATCAAGCAGTGCGAACTCGTCGGCGATGGCGTCGTATTCTGCTTTAAAAGCCGGGTCATCCATCCATTTAGCTGCCATTTCATCGTGTGTCATGATTGGTGGGTTACGTTTACCAGTCATGCTTAACCTCCTTCATTCTGGTTTCAGCTTTTTTACGCTCAGCTGGTGGAGTTTTTTGAGTTTTCTTGATGAAGCTGTGCAGCATGATGATGCGCTTCCCTGTCAGTGTGCAGTAAAAAACGCGGGCAATGCCATCGCTGCCTTTAATCCGAAGCTCAAAAAGCCCATCACCAAAGGCGCTGGTGTGAGGTTCTCCGAGATTGCTGCCGTATACCTTCATGCGTTCAACAAGATGCTGGTATCTGGCACGCATACTCAATGGAAGCTGATCGACCTCCAGTCGGACCTCTTCACTGTAGTATTCGATAGTGTAGTTCATACAGCAAAACATAACAAAATCGTTATATCTGCACAATATATTGATTCTGCAATTTCGGGACGTTACACTGTCTCTGCACCTTATAAAGCGGGTGCCGGGATTTGCACCCCGGAATTGTCAACGGCGATATACGACGCGCCAGCGTCTTTTTTATCGTCCGCGCTCACGCACGCCAGAATTATGGTGGGCTGGGCAGGGGAGCCGAAAGGCTCGCCGGTCTCCGTTGACGCCGGTAGTGCAAACCCTGTTCAGTCCGCCACCAGCGAGATTTGCACCTCCGGTGGTGGAAGTTTTCCACAGTCAACGGAGGCTGCCATCATGGCTACAGTCCCAACCCACTCATTCCTCAAAATTGAGACCGTCAACGGCAAGGCCGTTATTTTCTCTTTGCATGTGGCCTGCCACTTTAAGCGCATGCACCAGAACATCGTCGACAAAATCGAGTATCTGAACTGCTCGCACGAATTTTTTACCCGCAATTTCATACCGGGTACTTACCACATCTATGACGACTCTCTGCGTGGTTATTACATCACCCTTGATGGTCTGATGCTGCTTCAGCTTGGGTTAAGTCTGCGCACAATGCGGTACTACGAGAGTTGCATTGAAGCGTTCCATGAGGCTGAAACCGTCCAGGTGCATTCCGCTTTCCGTCGTCATCAACGGGAGGTGCACCTATGATCCGCTACCTGAATATTGATTCTGCAATTCCGGGACGTTACACTGTCTCTGCACCTTATAAAGCGGGTGCCGGGATTGGCGTCCTGAAATTCAATATAGAGCATAACCGCGCTCATGCGGTTTTTTCGTGTCATGAGCATTGCTACGCCCAAATTATGGTGGGGCGTGCAGGGGCATCGCAAGATGCGCCGGGTTCTATGTTGACCGGTTACGCCAACCCTGTACGTCTCACCACCTCTGTGATTGGCGTCCCATGTGGTGAGTTCTTTGAATTCAACATAGGGGCTGTCACCATGACTACTCTCCCAACCCTCTCTCAACCTGAAATTGCCATCGTTGATGGTCAGGCTGTTACTTCATCCCTGGCTGTTGCCAACTTCTTCTCTAAACGTCATGACGATGTTCTGAAAAAGATCCGCATTTTGGATTGTTCTCCAGAGTTTTGTGCCCGCAATTTTGCGGAGACATCAATTTTGGTACGCCAGCCCAACGGCGGTACTCGCAAACTTCCCTGCTACCAAATCACCCGCGACGGCTTCGCCTTCCTTGCTATGGGCTTCACTGGTAAACGTGCCGCCCGGTTCAAAGAGGCATACATCAATGCCTTTAACCAGATGGAGAGGAGCTTATCAGGAGCTGGTGCGGCTGACATGTCATCTGTCGCACAAAACGCCAGAGGCGTATACCTGCATTTGCGTGAAATCCATCAAATCTGGACAAGCCAGCTTTACCCAATGCTTAAGGCCGTTGAATCTCCGCTGGCTGGCAAACTGTACGACCGTGTAGGTGATGCTGTTTTTGGTGCTGCACTTGTTGATTCCAGGCTGAATGGTTCTGACAAGGAGGTGCGCCCATGATCCGCCACATCGTTAATTTCCTGTATCACCGATACAACCATTGCCCCCGTGTGGGGCAGTGGTTCACCACCAGCAACGGCTACGTTCTGCGGGTTTGCCTGGTCAGTACCGAAAGCCAGAAGGTTGTCTGCCAGGTTCAGGGACGTACTCATACCCTGAGTTATCCGCTGGTGGCGTTTCAGTCCGGAAAAATGTTTAAACGCCTGGGAGGTGGCTATGCGTCCGTCTGATCTTCTGCTCGATTTTGGACATCCGGTTGCTTATTACCCTGGGCTCGTTAAATACATGGGAAGTCCGCACGCTGTTATTTTCTTTGGTCAGATTTTTTACTGGCAGGATAAAGCACATGCAGCGGAAGGCGTACATAAAACGCGTGAAGAGATACAACACGAAACCGGACTTACATTTGAACAACAGGCTGTAGCGCGTAAGCATCTTGTGTCCAGAGGCATTTTGGTTGAAACCAACAAGCGTCTTGAGCACAAAATGTTCTACCGTATAGATTGTGAGCGCCTTAATGAAATTATCAATGAAAACAATCAGTTTTCCCGAAATGGGGAAACCCGTTTTCGGGAAACTGTAAAACCCAATTTCGCGGAGGAGGGAAAGCCTTCACCGCGGACACGGGAAACCCCTCGCCGCGGAGAAGGGAAAACCAATTTCGATCTTACAGAGAATACAACAGAGATTACTTCAGAGAATACTACAGAGAGTAAAAACACTATTGGCGCATCCGCTGACGCGTCTGCACCAGCGCGTTCTTCCCGACAGGAATATTCACCGGAATTTGAACAGGCCTGGCAGGAATATCCAAAACGTGCTGGTGGTAACTCAAAATCCGCAGCCTTCAAAGCCTGGAAAGCCCGGCTCAGGGAGGGAATAAAACCTGAAGCCATGCTTGATGGCGTGAAACGCTATGCTGCCTGGGTACGTGCCACAGGAAATACCGGCACACAGTTCGTGAAGCAGGCTGCGACGTTCTTTGGACCCGATCGTCACTTCGAAGACTTCTGGCAACAGCCAGCCGCTCCCGGAGGTGGGCGACAGCGACAGGTCGATGTCCTGGCTGGCCTGGGAGCCATGTCTGACAAATTCGGTAAATCCAGTGACAAACTGACATTCTGAGGTGACAGCGATGATGACGTTTAACCTGCGTGAACAACAAAAAAGACTACAGGCGCGAATGGATGAGTTACGGGCAGAGATTGCATTTGCTCAGAAGGGCGAAAAGCCATGGCCTTATCGTTCCTGCCTGATGCGTGAAGGTCGCGGATATTGCGAAAAACATGGCGAATATCACACGCATATACTGGTGTGGAGCGATCGTAATGGCGAGGACAGAGAAAAAATTTCATGCTGCCCTGACTGCTTAATCGCTGAGGCCAACGATTTGACCATGGAGCTGTCGTCCATCAAGGCGGAAGAGCTGACTGATAACGCCGGAATTGCCCTGCGTTTTCGGGACTGCGAGTTTGATAATTATCTGGAGGTTAATCCTGACGCAGCCAGAAATCTTGCGGCCTGTCGCCGCTATGCGGAGAACTGGCCAGATATGCTGGAGAACGGTACCAGTCTTGTTATGACCGGCAGTTGTGGTACCGGAAAAAATCATCTGGCTGTGGCTATGGCAAAACACATCATCCGTAACTATCTGGCCAGTGTGGAGATCACCGACGTGATGCGCCTTACCCGTGCTGTGAAAAATTGCTGGCGGAATGACAGCGAAAAAACAGCGGATGAAGTTATTGAGCGTTATGCGTCAATGGATTTGCTGATCATCGACGAAGTTGGCGTTCAGTTTGGCAGCGCGGCTGAAATGGCTATTTTGCAGGAAATTATCAACGCCAGGTACGAAAGTATCTTGCCCACCATTCAGATCAGTAACCTCTCACCGGAAGAGTTGTGGGCGTTCATCAGTCCCCGAATTGCCGACAGGATCACAGACGGGGGACGCAACTGGTTGTCGTTTAACTGGCCCAGTTACCGTTCTCGTATCAGAGGTGTGGCTGCATGACAACTCCAGTATGGCGTAACGATGACCTTGAAGGCGCTGTCATCGGCGCGTTCTTTCTGCGCGGAGCAGATCCTGAAGTGATGGATCTTCTGGCCACACTGCCAGCGGACATTTTTTCTGTACGAGCGTATCAGGATATCTATACAGGCATCTGCAGACAGGCCCGTGTTTCAGGAGTGATTGACCCCGTGCTGTTGTGTAATGAGATGCCGGAACTTGCCCCGGTGATTACTGATACCGGGCGTAAAACCTGGGTGAAGTCTTCACTGGAGCACTATGTTGCAGCGTTGCGGCGCAATGCCGCACTGCGCGATGCAGAAAAAACACTGAATGAGGCGCTGCAGAAATTACGTGATGCGCATACCTGTGAAGCAGCTGAAGATGCCCTGAAGGATGCGTAGAACATGATGGTCACACTGTCGACAGGAAAGGGCGTCATTCAGCCGGTACATATTGATGATGTGCTTCCGGAAGTGGTTGAGCGTGTTGAATGCCGGAATCCGGGGCTGGAGAAATCCAGGACGTTGATGACCGGTATTGATGAACTGGACGCAAAAACAGGCGGTATGGAGCCCGGAGACCTGGTATTCATTGCCGCCCGTCCTTCGATGGGGAAAACCGAACTTGCGCTGGACATCATCGACAAGGTGACTGAGCAGGGGCATGGTGTGCTTCTGTTCACCATGGAGATGGCGAACATCCAGATTGGTGAACGTATGGTGTCTGCGGCTGGAGGGATGCCAGTATCACGCCTGAAATCTGTGGCTCACTTTGAAGATGAAGACTGGACGCGTTTCTCACAAGGGGTGGGGCGGATGACCGGGCGCAATATCTGGATGGTGGACCAGGCGAACCTGGCCATTGATGAGATATGCGCAACAACGAAACACCACCTGATTAAATATCCGGAAACGGCGCTGGTGGTGGTTGATTATCTCGGGCTGATAAAAACCCGAATCACGGGGCGTCATGACCTTGCCGTGGGTGAAATCTCAAAGGGGCTTAAAGGCCTGGCAAAATCCGGTGGTTTTCCGTTGATTGCGCTGAGCCAGCTCTCCCGCGGTGTGGAGTCCAGACCCAATAAACGTCCCATGAACTCAGACCTGAAAAATTCCGGAGAAATAGAGGCGGATGCAGACACCATTCTGATGCTTTACAGGGATGAAGTGCACAACCCGGATACGCAGGCCAGGGGCATCGCAGAAATCAATATCACGAAACAACGTAACGGTTCTCTGGGAACGATTTACCGGCGTTTTTATAACGGACATTTTCTGCCTGTGGACCAGGAAAGTGCACGGGTGCTTTCCACTCCCATGAAGCCCGGCAATCCGCGCAGATACAGTAATAAACGAACTGACAGCAGTAAGATGGAGCGTTTCTTTTGAACAACCAGACAATGACTTTTACCCCTGAACAATTGCGTAAACACGCGCAGGAAATGCTGCGTCATGCTGAACAACTCGAAAAAACGGGCATAACAAAAGATGCTATCCGTAAAGATATGGTACCCGCGCTTCGGGAACTGATGCAGGCGAAGCATCGCGCACAGAAAGCAGTAGATGAGCTGGTGGACTGTGTGGCAGAGCTGGAAACCAGAGTCGGAAAGTTTGAAAAACTGGTGCAGGAGGCGCTGCGCTGATGCGCCATGAGTTTGTTTTGCCCTGGCTTGTGCGCGATCATTATGTCCCTGGTGGAAAGCCCGGGATAAAAATCACCGAACCGGAGAGTATTTGATGAGCGTCAAAATTCAAACGATACCGGAACTGCTTATCCAGACACGAGGTAATATGACCGAAGTTTCACGAATGCTGAACTGTAATCGCGCCACGGTAAGAAAATATGCTGAAGATAAAGAGGGCAAAGGGCACGCCATTGTTGATGGTGTTCTGATTGTTCATCGTGGATGGGACAGGGGTAAAGACAGTGATGCGTGA